CCAGCTTGTGATTGATACAAAGTATATTCTTGATTTGAGCCTTGAATTTGAAAACCATATGAACCACCTGAAGTGCTTTGTGTTCCAAAGTCTACTCTTCCCGATTCATTAATAGTAAAAGCTGTGGTGCTAGGGTCTGTTTTGAAATAAATCATTTCTCCACCAGTATTTTGACTATTGTTATCCATTTCAATTACTAATGAATCTTCAGCAGATATTTTCAAATTACCACTAGAGTTTGAGATTTGTGGGTCTGAATTACTAAAAGAAAGGTTTCCTGTCATAGTGCCACCAGCTAATGGCAGCTTAGTAGAATCTGTTTGTGCTGGTAAGTTAGTTAAGTTAGCACCACTACCAGCAAAGCTAGTTGCAGTCATAACACCACCGTCACTTATGGAAGCTTTCTCTACTCCATTACTTTGAAACTTAATATCGTTTCCACTACCGTGGGCGTTTAGTGTTAAGTCTTCATCTTGTGATTTTATTGTACTCATTCTGTACTCCAAATACTGTGTGTTAGTTTTTGTGTATCTGAATCTACTACTAACAATTCATCATATTGTGATTCAGTTGTAAAGTTTGTTGGAATATCTCGCCAAGCTTGTCGTTTTGCTTTTTGAGCATCAGTTATAGAACCTCGTAATACCCACCAATCTGTTTGTTTAAGTTTGCCATCTCGTATTTCTTTAATTCTATTTAATTTATGAACACTACTTGCTATTGCTCTTGAGTTATATACAGCTTTTTGAGCTGCTTCTTCTTCAGCAGTCATTTCAATTTTTACACCATCTACCCAGTTATTCATTAGCCTACTCCGTAATGTTTAATTGTGCCACTAGCTATGCCTCCAGCATTTCCATTAATTCTTAATTTAATAACTGCATTTGGATTATCTTCATCCCAACGAAGAGTTGCAAGATTAAATGCTAAGTTATTGCCTATTTGATTACCTATTAATCTAGCAGTATTTCTTTGTGCATTATTAGAAACTGCTTGACCAAAAACCATTTCTGCATCGTAAGCCTTATAAGATGCGTTTGATAAATCATTTGCAAAAGTAACTGCTCCAGCGGCTGAATAGCTATACTCAGTCCAAGAACCTGAATCATAAGTAAATCTATTTAACTGACAATAACCTTGTGCGCCATAACTAGAACCATTATTGTCACTCATACCGATTCTTAATGTGTCATTATTGTTTTGCATAACAATTCCACTAAACCTAAGAATGTTTTCTGTATAGCTTGTACTTAAAGTAATATCAATATTATTAGTATTACTGCAAGTAGTAGTAGACAATAAAGTAAAGTTGCTAGGAATCCCAGTTAATGAAGCTCCACTAATTGCTGGTAAAGCACCAGTTAATTTACTAGCAGCTAAATCATTTACATCAGCATTAGCAATTGTGCCATCTGCTATTTTTCCAGTTACTACAGAATTACTAGCAAGAGTATCACTATCTACTGTACCATCAGGCAATCCACCGACAGATAGTCCTGATACTGTTCCATCTCCGTTAATTACTATTGCCATTATGCCTCCTCAAGTGCCTTAACTTTTGCTGATAGTTCTTGTATTGCTTTGACTAAAGGTGTAACCATTGCTTCTAAAGACACGCCTTGTACACCATCATTTTGTAAATCCCAAGCACCGTGGTTATCAACACCAGCAGTATCTAAAGCTGCTTTGACTTCTTGTGCTATAAAACCGTGGAATGTTGTAGTGTCATCCTTATGATTAGTTTCTGCATCATAATGATTAATCATATGTGGGTCTGTAGAATCTAATTCAGTTGATTTTTTCCAGTTATAAGTTACTGGTCTTAAATCATTAATAAAGTCTAAACCAAGAGTATTTGTTTGTATATTTTTCTTTAACCTTTGGTCTGAACTTTGTGTCCAACTAGCGTTAGATGCAAATGAGTTATATATTTTTCCAGCATTGCTACCAAGATGTACTTGGTTAGCACTACTACCTTGAACATCATATCCTATTAATATTTGATTACTACCATCAGAAGCGCCAGGTCTAGTGTATGACCCAATACAAACATTATTAGTACCTGTTGTAATAGAAATATTGTGATTACCAGATCCGTGTCCGACACAAACGTTATGACTTCCTGTTGTTAGGCTTTTTAAAGCCTCATTTCCAGCAGCTACATTGTATCCTCCTGTAGTGTTAGTTTTTAATGCTTGGTAACCTGATGCTGTATTACCAGTTCCTGTAGTGTTATTCATAAGAGCAGAATTACCTACTGCTGTATTATTATTTGCGGTTGTATTATTTAATAAACACTCATATCCTACTGCTGTATTAGAAGCTCCAGTCGTATTAGCACCTAAAGCTGCATAACCAAATGCTGCGTTATTTGATGCTGTTGTATTGGCATCCATTGCATAAGCACCCATTACAGTATTTTCTTTACCTGTAGTGTTTTGCAATAAAGCATTTCTTCCAACAACTGCGTTGCTATATCCTGTTTGATTAGATGACATAGATGACCTACCTACTGTCACATTGTTTGAGCCAGTTGTAGTTGTAGTCATAGCATTCATACCAACCGCAGTATTGTCAGTACCTGTACTATTAGAATATAAAGAGTGGTCGCCAACTGCTGTATTAGAAGTTCCAGTTGTATTTGTGTACAAAGCAGTATCACCAACAGCAGTATTGTAAGAAGCTGTAGTGTTAGAAGCTAAAGAGTATGCACCCATTGCTGTGTTACTTGCGCCTTCAGTGTTAGCACTTAAAGATAAAAAACCTTCTGCTGTATTTCTAGCACCTGTAGTGTTTGCAGACAGAGCACTTCTTCCCATTGCTGTGTTGTTAGCACCTGTAGTAGTATTAGCCATAGAAGCCTGACCTACTGCTGTGTTGTTTGAAGCGGTAGTATTTGCTCCTAATGCTTGATTTCCAACTGCTGTGTTAGCAGAGCCTGTCGTATTTGCATCTAAGGCAAGAGAACCCACAGCAACATTTTCACTTCCTTCTGTGTTTGCTGTTAAAGCATTAACACCTACTCCTGTGTTTTGGTCGCCTGTCGTAATGCTATCTACCGCACCACTTCCGACACCAATATTGTTAGTAGCTGTAGTTGCACAATCAGTCAATCCACCAAGAGTTGTAGTGCCAGCACTTAGAGTAATACTCTCATCAGGAAGTGTAATTGTTCTGTCTGTATCTGTATTCGGAGCAGTTAAAGTTATTACCCCTGTGCCTGATGCGTGTCCTTGTATTTTTACTTTTGCCATTAGACTATCACCCAAGTAGAGCCTGAAGGTACGGTTACCGAAATTCCATTGTTAATAGTAATCGGACCTGCTGTTACTGCATTATAAGTAGAGCTAATACTATAGTTGGCGGCTATAACGTTTTTCATTTCGTATAAACCTTTAGTAGTAGTATTAGCATCTGTATCTAGTGTACCCCATGTAGCAGTACTTCCATCAGTTGTTAAATATTTTCCGCTATGAGAACTTTGAGAGGGTAGCGCATCTACACTAGCCCATGAGTTATCGCCTCGTAAGTACGTGCTAGAAGAGGCAGTTCCTGTTGCAGATAATTCTGCAATACCTACTGCGTCATCTGCCATCTCTGAGTTACCTACGGCATTAGCCGCTATTTCACTAGCAGTTACTGCATTCGCTTTAATCTCATCAGTATCTACTGCGTCTGTTGCAATAGAAGTAACATTAACCGAATCGGCAACCATAGCTACCGGAGCAGAACCTCCAATATACCCTGCCATTAGGTTATCTCCATGTAGGAAAGATGCGCGTCTAACGCACCTGCTACTGACCCTTTTACTTTGATTACATCTGTTGTCATTACAACTATTTTACCATCAATAAAAGAGAGTGCTGTGTTTGCTGGTATAGGAGTGTTTTCTCCAATTAAATTAATTACATCCGAACCAACAGTAACCGTTACTGTAGCATTGCATGTAGAACTAGAAGTATTTGATAACAGCCCTCCAATTAATACCGCTCTAGTTGAACTAGGTACTGTGTATAGTACTTCAGCACTTGTACCTACTGCATCTGCTGAGCTTCTTTTAAATGTATTTGCCATAATATTATCCTAATGCGATTGCCATTGCGACTGCGTCGCCTTCTTCGTCCGCCTGATTTGTCCAAACGCTACCATTGTATTTTAGCACCTGACCACTTGATGGTCCAGATATTGTAGTATCATCTAAAGAACTTACTGTTCTAGTAGTTAATTCTAATATATTCGTACCTGTATCACGAACGTAAAGTTTCTTATCCGCCAGGTTAACAGCGATTTCTCCGTTAGTTATATCTGATGTGCCAGGAACGTTACCACTAGATGTGGTACGTTTTGGTTTGATTACGTTTGCCATTTGGCGCTCCTTTTACTTGCTATATAGCGTGAGCTTTGAGGGGTGTATATACACCCCTTAAGTTTGATTATTTAGAACGTTCCACCGTCGATAGTGTTAGTCCATTGAGGAGCAGTTGCTCCAGTATTCATTTGAAGGAATTGTCCAGCAGTTCCTTTAGCTAACTTAGACAGTGTAGTACCTGCACTTGCATACATTAGGTCTCCCGCCGTAAAGGAAGCCAATCCTGTACCACCGTATCCTACTGCAACTGTAGTACCTTGCCATACACCTGTAGCAATAGTACCTAAAGTAGTTATTGTATCCTGTCCTACATATGAAGCATGAATATCAATTGCATCTGCACTAACTGTAATTCTATTTGCAGTACCTACTGCATTCATAGTATTACCAGACTTAGTTAGACCATTTCCTGCTGTAATTTGACCTGCACCTGAGAACTGTGCTACACCTAAAAGAGTAGTACCTAAGTTAGCATCACCATTGTGAGTAAATACATATCCATTTTCTGAATTTGTACCTTGCTCTACAAAAGTAAATGAGCCACCTGTAAGTTCTGAGTTAGAGTCGGCGTCTGTAGCACGAGTTATAACCCATGCAGTAGAACCATCACCAACAGTAGTAACTGTATAGATACCGTTTTGTTTAGTGTCTGCTTGGTCTTTAACTAGAACTCTATCTCCAGATGCTAGAGTAACACTTTGACCAAGTCCTGTAGAGCTATTAATTGCTCCGTTACTAGATTTAGTTAGTGTACCTGCACCATTATTATAAGTAGAACCATCAAGTGCTGCAGTTGTACCAAGTACTACTGAGTCTTTAATATCAAGACCAGTTTTAACTGCGTCAACATATGACTTATTAGCTGCATGATGTGAAGCAGTTGGAGTAGCTACATTAATAATCTTAGCGTTTGATGCGTCAATATCGCCAGTACCATGTGGGTCTAAAATGATATCGGTATTAGAACCAGTTGTAGAAATAGTAGCATTTGATATTGTGATATCATCTGCAACAAGTGTGCCATCTAAAGTAACATTTCTTAAAGTTGCAAGGTCTCTGTTTCCATCTACAACCAAAGCTTTAGAAGCTGCAACTGTTCCTGCAGTAACACCATCAATTGTTTCTAACTCTGCTTCGTTAATAGCAGCACTACCAATAGTAAATCCTGTACCTGTTACAACACCTGTTGAAGTAATTGCTCCTGAACCGATTGTACCAACACCTGATACATTCTTACTACCATCTAAAACTACTGCTTTATTAGCTGCTGCAGTACCATCTGTGATGTCATCTATCTTTTCTAGATCTGCCTCATTAATAACCGCACTACCAATTGTAAATCCAGTACCTGTTATAACACCTGTAGAAGTGATTGCTCCCGAACCTACAGTACCCGCTAGAGTAACGTTAGCACCTGAGAAAGTTGCTGCAGTAGTTGAGCCAGACTTTAGTATAAGATTGGCACCATTGGAAGTAAGACTACCATACTGTGTGCCTGCATCTAATAGCATAACATCTCCGCCGTCAGCATCTAATTTAATGTCGCCAGGAGCGTCTAATGTTACATCTGTTCCACCATTTAGTACAAAGTCTAGTACAGTTGTACCTGCTGACTTCATTGTAATGTTATTACCAGCTGCGTCTAAATTAATATCTGTAGCAGCATCTAGTGTAATTGCAGCACTAGAATCAATTTCTTCTATTACTGGTGCGGTTAAAGTTTTGTTTGTTAGTGTATCAGTTGTAGCCTTACCAACTAAAGTATCAGTAGCGTCTGGTAGAGTTAATGTTCTATCTGCCCCAAGAGATGCTACACCTGCAAGAGTAATCTTGCTTGTTCCGTTTGCAGTTCCTTCATTAAACTGAATAGTACCTGCTGCTGAATTACTTGTACCAACCTTTAATACGTTTAGTGCATTAGTAGAATCTGTAATTAGAGCTGAACTAGCAGTTGCTGTACCATGTACATGGTCCAACATCCCTGTAAAATATTCACCACCAATAACTTCTATACCTGATGCATCACCTATTAAGAGTCTACCGCCGCTGTTTGCCTGAGTACCCGAACCTTGAGTGTGGGCTAATTCACCATTTGCTAGTGATCCTGGCAGGGCTGTACCCGTACTTCTTTTAATTTGAATAGTATTTGCCATTTAAAAATAACCTCCATTAAGGTTTACGTCCTTGTACTCTGTGGCACCCGAACCCTCTGCTAGTTGTGCAGCAATTACAAGCTCTTCCCAAGTTGTATTCCTGTAAACTTTCAGTAAATCATTTGCTGTATCATACCACAAGTCGCCTTCTTCTAAGTTTGAGTCACTCGAAGATGGGGCGGATGCCCCTGTAAACCTCTGGTCAGCAAGTTGATGCAATGCATCTTGTATATTTGTTGCATCAATATCAGTACCCGCTACGGGATTGATTGCAATCTGACTAGCATCTGCTATAGCTAGTGTATTGGTAGTTACAATAACTTGATCTGTTGTTACTGTTATCTCATTACCTGTTGTTTCTGTTACAGTTACTACTACACTCATGATGTAATCCCAGGAGAAACAGTTGCCCGTCCTTGTATCATTCTAGTTACCACTCCAGCTCCGTCTGTGATTTCTACATCATATACATATTCGTGAGCGGGGTCTAGCGCAGCAGTTTGGGCTGCTGTTAAAGATATAGTAAATATGCCCTGGTTCTGAATCACATAAGCAGCTGCCATACTAATTGGAGCCGTGTCATAATAGGATTTACCTATTTTAGACGCTATAGTAAACCCAGTCATGTCTTTATCTGTCCCAGGACTTGAGTCAATTGATAATCTCAAACTCCATGTAGAGCCTTGCTCGATACTTATATTGTATGTTCCTGCAGCCATTTAAAAATCCTTAGTAAAAACCTTGCACATTTCGTTAGGTACACTTAATGCGCTCTGTACTTGTTAAAAGGTCTGTTCCAATAAATTTTTTAAGACCATTTCTTATTATTAATATTATATCAAAAAACCACCAAAATGTCAAGAAGTAAATTTTTGGTGGGCTCTAAGATCTTCTATCTCCGAAGATTGTTCGTAGACCAAATGCGTAAGCTCTTTTATAGACTCAATAAGTAACGGTACAATTTTTTCATATTGAACGGTAAGGTAGTCCTCTCCAGAAATAGATTTATTATTTTCATCTAAATCAAAAGGTGCTGGCTTGACTGCTTCAGGTAAAACTTCCTTTACTCGCTGCGCAGAAACACCTACAAATTTATCCCCTGTATTATATCCCAAACTATTTGCTACTTTGTTTTCAATATAATTAAATCCTGATAAATAGTTTACCTTATCTAGTGCATCTTTTATTCTTCCTGTTTTAATTTTTAATCTATCGTCTGAATAATGTGCAGTAACAGTACCCGTTGCTCTTACTTCGCCTGCGGCTCCTGCAGTACCCACTCCTAGCCCTCCAAATTGTATATTAGAGTTATTTACTAATTCTGCATTATCTACAGTATTAGCTTGAATTGCTGCCGTTCCTGTTACATTTCCTGTACCATTAAAAGCTGCTGAAGTCCATACAACATCTCCTGTCATTCCAACAGTACGAGCGGTTGCTAATGCCGTTGCTGTTGCAGAAAGTCCAGTACATGAACCAGCTGAACCACTAGTATTACCTGTTACATTACCAGTAAGATTAGCCACCACAGTAGTAGTAGTTAATGTTCCAGAACTTGGATTGTAGGTTAATCCTGTGTCAGTTTCAGCTCCTTGTGAACCAGTTGCTCCATCCACAAATATTGGGTATACTGTTTCGTCTGTTGTATTATTAGCAGATACTGTGAAAGTACCTGCGTTACCTGTAGTATTCAAACCAGTAACAGATAAATTAGCTAGCCTAGCTACAGGAACTGTTCCTGCATTTAGGTTACTAGCATTTCTAAAGAAAGCTGCGTCTTGTCCAGTAGCTCCTAATAACTCTGCAATTAAGTTACTGTTTAAAGTACCATTATTAATTGGTAAGTTATTAGCTCCTGAGTTGTTACTAGGAGCTTTACCTGCTACTGTAGATACATTTATATCATAGGTTGAAGCTAAGTCTGCCCAACTAGATCCGCCATATAAAGACCATTTGCTATTAGCTCCGTCCCATCTTATGGCTCCTGTGGGGTGGTTACTTCCTAGTAACGCATTTGAAGAGGGTGTGTTAAATTGCTTTGCTACATCTTCGTCCCTCTCTCTAATGCTACTAAGAACATTAGCATACGTTGATGATAGTTGCGGGTCTGTTCCGCTTGCCCAATTAGCTGCCATAGTTTAAACTCCTGTTGCTTGCCATGTAAAGTCTCCTAACGCATACGAACCGTCTGTTGCGTCTAATAGGTAGACATCAAAATGTGTGGGGTTAGCCACGTCTGTAAAATCATAAATTGCGGTATTTTGATTACCGCTGCTCTTATATTTAGGGGATACTTGTATACTTGTAACATCTTGAAATGTTTTGTTAAAAGTAACCCTTGTTCCATTTGTAGGTGTGCCGGTCAAAGTACTTATAGTAACTGGACCAGCCGATTGGTCCCTCACAGTTGCTAAGTTAAGTGTAACTCTTTGTTGGCTAATTTTCTTAAATCCTCCATTTCCTCCACCACTGTATGTTATTTTTACTTTAACATATCTAAAGTTACTACCTAGGGCTGATACATTACCTGAACCCATACTTGTCCAGTTTGCATTATTATCAATATCTTGCTCATAGTGAGTTTCAGTATTAGATAGAAATATTTCTGGTGTAGCACTTACGTTTTGAGGACTTGCTATTGTAGGTCCAAAATTCTCATCTGTTGTTATTAGTGTTACGGTTGCACTAGCTTGAGTAGTGCCTAAGTCCCACGACTGATAGTAAGTAGCGGTATTTTTAGGTATAATAAAGTACTCAAATCCTGCACTTACTTGTGCTTGTGGAGTTGCGTATTGTGGGCTTGATACACTACCAGTTCCTACAAAATGTTCTTGCCATGTTTCTGTAGTATTAACAGGCAGTACTGCGGTTGTGTCACTTTCGTCTTCGATATTTGTCCACTGAGCTTTCGAACCTTCTATCCAGTTTCCCCCTGCGTTTTCACAAGCAGTTTCATTTGCTGCTACCGCCCCACTACAGTATCCTGCCGTTAAAGCAGTAGTATTATACTTAGAAGTAACATCTGTTAATACAGCAAAGTCTCTAGGCTCACTAACACTAGTTGAAATAGCTTGTGGAGTAGAAAAATTTCCTGCCAAGTCTTTAGTTCTTACAAAATATTTATAAGTTCCTGCCGCTGTTTCAAAGAATGAGTAAGTATTAGTTCCACCAACATTAGTAATATATTCTGAAGTACTTAAGTAGTCAGAAATAGTACAAGTTCCCGATGCTGGGCATCTATAAATATCATAAGATGCTATAGGTAAAGAAGTAGATGTGGGATCTGACCATCTTAATATTACGTTATTATCAACAGTTTGAGCGGATAATGAAGTAGAAGTAACTTGAGGAGGGTTTTGTACAGGAATAGATACACCTGTAGGTACAGATATGTTGCCTATAGAATCATAAGCTACAAAATAAATAACCCTAGTAGTTTCTCCTGAACCATTACTTGGACCCCAGTTTACTGGAGTTGAATACTTAGTAGCCGCACCAGATTTAGAATTCTTTTCACCTCTAGTTGAAGTTAGTTTATTCGTAGAAGATAAAAATGTAGGAAGTTCCCAAAATACTCTTATAGAGGTAATAGGTGCAGTAGTAGGAACTGGTAGTGTCCAATTTACCTCTACAACACCATTAGATGATTTTGTAGAGTAATCAGTTGTACTCAACCCTGTTATACTATTAGGTCTTGTTACTGTTACATCTTCTATTTCGGGGATAAAATCACTTTCTCCGCCATCATAGGATATACCCCAGTTTCCTGCTAAGTCTACTGGAACAACCCAGTACCTTCTAATATCATTCGAAGTACCTGAAGAGGCGGTTATAGCTCCGTTAGAGTTAGTCTTAGACGGACCCCAATCTACCTCTTGTTTAAATTCTGTTGTACCCAAACCATTAAGATAGGCACTACCCGCACTAGAAAAAGTAGGTGCAGAACTACCAGTTTTATAATCTTTGTAAAATACTTTATAGTGAGATATAGGCAATTGGGAATCCCCAATAGTAGGAGAAGCCCAAAATACTCTAGCATCCACTTTAGTTCCTTCTTCACTAGTAGTAAATTGATGTGCTACATTTAGAGTACTAGGCGGGTCAATTTCTATAGATTTGCTAATCTGGTTGGAAGATATATTTCCCAATGAATCTTTTGCAGAAATAATAAACGTTCTATACGAGTCTCCGTCCCCCTCATCTCCTGGACCCCATGTTACAGGAAAAGTTAAAGAATTAGTAGCACTATAAACTCCCTCTGTTGTTCCATGTCCTGTTGCTGTTGCACCACCCCATGCCGTTGAACTATTTCCTGCCCTAAATTTTACTTGGTAACTTTCTACTACAAACTGCTCTGATGCAGGAGTAGGCCAAGTAATTGTCATCTGTCCATCATTAATTACATGAGTTATTACTTGAGTATTACCGCCTGATAGTGTCCAAGAAGGTGCAGCAATTGTAACTGTAGTACTACCTGCTGTTTCCGAGTAGTTACCAGTAGTATCTACTGCTTTTATTAAAAAAGTTTTTACTCCTGGAGTAATGCTTGCTGCAGTATGTAAATGTGTTAGTCCTAAACCTCTAAATATTTCGGTGTTACCAGTATAATCCCAGACTCCATTGGGAGAAAGTTGCACAACATACTCTTTAAAATCTAAAGTCGTTGTTATTTTGTTCCAACTTAATGTAATACCACCAGTAGCAGAATGTACTACAGGAGTATTAAATGTTATATTTGCAGGTTTAGTACTCTTACCTGTGACGGTAGCAGTCTTAGTAGCGTATTTAGAGTAAATATTTGATGCCATTAATAAATCCTTCTAGTTTTAACTCGGAACTCTAAGTTCCCTGCTGGAGCGTCATCTATATTTATACTAGTAGAAGTTGTTTCTCCTAAAGAGTTCCAGTTTGTTATCGTAGGTGCCGTTCTTCTCCACTCCACATAATAAGAAGCTACATAAGGGTATAGAGTACTAGTTCCTCCTGTATACGGAGGCTTCCAGCTAAAGGTTGCTCTGTTTCTGACAGAATTTCTTGAATCTGTATATAATTCCTCAGTAACTTCTAAATCTCTAGGCTCAGGAACTGTTGCAGACGGATCGGGTAAATCACTTGTAGACTTGGAAGAAAATTCTATATTACTCTCTATAGCGTCATATTTTGCCTGATGATACTCTAAAGCTGATATTTCATAGATATTAGGCTCACTTTCTCTTACACTTAATATTCTAAAGTCTTGAGCTTCTACAGAACCCATTTCCTCTAATATCCACATATATGTAGTAGTAGGAGCGTTAGTAAAAGCAGTAGGAATACCTAGCTGAGTTACATTTTCTGTTACACTAACAGCTGTGGTATCTCTTTGTTCTATCCAAGTATACGGCTTCCATTCATTATCTATATGAGCGTTTAAACACGCTTCTTGAGTACTTTCAGACTGTTTTACTCCATCTCGTACACAGGCAGATTCCGTATTTAGTAGGGATAGTTTATATATTTTTCCATTTGTTACAGGAGTAGCACTATCTAGTTGTATCATATTAACTGTACTACCTGCTGCTACTCTACCCCCATACCTTCTACCGGCTCTACCTGAATCAGCTATTTTTACTATATCACCTGGACGAATACCCGCTCCTTCCATTCCTGTTTTAAAAGTACATATTTCGGTTTCATGTCTTTCGGTAAGCAATAACCACTTTCCTACTCTACGAGCTTGAGATTGAGATGTGCAGCCTAAGGCTCTAATATCTTTTGAAAATATTTGATTATTAGCATTAGCAATGCCATCTGCATCTTCTACGTATTCTACATTTTGTTTATACAAATCTTCAGGGTTATTCCAAGAAACTTTAGCAACATTATGTCTTTGCTTTCTAGACGAACCTTCGTAAGTAAATTGACCATCAATAACATTAGCATCTCCAAAAGTCATTACAGGGTCTTTAGGAGCATCTTGAACAGGAGTTATCATGCCTTCTTGCCAATAAGTTAAACCTCTAAATACTGCTGCAATATCATTTATTACTTTGTATGCCTCTTCTGCAGATTGTAAGTATAAGTTACAAGTAAATCTTGCTTCTTTATTTCCCCAACCATCATCTACACCTACAAAATTACCACTATTATCTACGGCATCACAGTATTTTGCTATTTCGTATAACGCCCATTTATCTAGTTGTGAAGTAGTTAGCCATTTACCTAACCCGTATCTTTCTTCAGTACATAAGTCATATAAAATCCAAGCAGGATTACACGTCCAAGCAGTAGTAAATGTTCCATTCCATGAACCATTATACAAATTTGTTCCTACAGTAGTTCCTGTCCAGGTACCTCCGGCAGCTACACAATTATCCTTTCTTCTATGTCCACCAATAGAACAATGTCCGGGGTCATAAGATGTATAATTTGCTGGCACTTTAACTTTTACTCCTTTTACCTCGTAACCCCTAGTAGGTATAGAGTCAAATTGCTCAGCATTAAATTGCATTGCTACTAAAGCGCTATTTGGGTAAGTTAACTTATTATCTACAATTATAGTATGGTCACCAAAATAAATAGTGTTTACTATTTTAGCACTAGTTTCATCCGCAGAGATTCTAGTGACTTTTATTGAAATTTGTGTGAACCCTGCTGTTTTAAAGGAAGTAGGTATATCAAATCTATAAGTCTTATCAAACCTTTGAGTAGTCTTACCACTAATACTACCATTAAATACAGTTACCCAGGATCCGGAACTATTTCTATCTAATTCTATTTTAAAAGAAACAGAAGAGCCATGAATGTTACCCTCATCATTATCAGCATTTGTTAAAGCTGGAACCCATATACCTACTCGGACTGCGTCTGCTATAGCGGAAGTAAAAGTTCTAACTATAGGGCTACCGTTATTAACTACAGCATTTACCGCAGTAGTAGTTTCGGTACCTGCAAATCCTGGAATGTGTGTTTGGTTATTAGTACCCACTCTTGTAGTATAAGAAACTCCTTCAAAATTATCAGTTCCAGTAGCATCCTGTAAAGGAGTGTTGTCTATAAAAATAGATTTTTTGCCATTTAGCAAACCACTAATTTCTCCCTCAGATAACAAGTCTACTACTCTACCCTTAGCCGTAGAAAATAAAGTATTTTGGTCTTCTTGACCTCCAGACCCTTTACCATTCTTTCCGCCGCCGTAACCTATAATGTAATCTTGTTCACTCATAATATTCCTATGGATTATAGTTCTCTGATGTTACACCTGAGCTTATTACTGCTCCCCCAATCATTAACTGACCATAACAAATAGGCACAGGTACTCCCTGTACTACAGTATTTGCAGCTCCGTTAAACGAATAATTCTGGTCATCCTTTATTTCTTCTGGAGTAGTGGCTAAAGCTTGTGCTATTCCTCCCTTAATTAAACCTACTCCTATGTTCATTGCAGCACCACTTACCATTGTTCCTATTGTAGCAGCAGCAGAAGCACTAGCTCCGGCAGCAGTAGCTCCAGTAACGGCAGCCGTAGCCAGCCCGCCACTAAAATAAATTAAAGCTGCTCCTAGTAATATAGCTGCTAATCCATCTTTCTTAGCACCAAGTACTACAGGTATAATTTTTATATCTTGTCTACCTGAAGGGTTGTAAATTTCATTTTGGTTTTGTAGGTAAGTTTTTCCAACCATTACCTTATAACCGACACCTCTATCTTGCGATGTTGCTAGAAAACTTTTGAATCCCGGGTTATTTGCACATAAAGCTCTTACTGCTTCTGAGGGTGAACTAACGTCTAAGCTCCAGCTTTTACCGTACTTTTCTGCTAACTCACCGTATAGTATAACTTTCTTTAACATAATGATTCGTGCCTTAAATGATGTGTGGTATGCTTACGCCAGTACCCTCCGTACATTTGTCTATTTGATAACCTACCATAAACATGATGTAAAATAGTGTCGTTTCCAATATAAATTGCGGCATGGTTAGGCACAGATGAAACTAATTTTATCAAAAATGTATCATATTTTTGCAAATCATTTTCATCAAGTATCTGGACAAAACCTTGCTCTTTAAAATTATCTACGTAGAGATTCTCTCCTTTCTCCCACCACTCATCTTCTCGAAAATAATTTTTCAAATTAATATTTAATTCTCGTTTGTAATAATCTCTAACTAATGTGTAACAATCTAGGACTCCATGCGAAAAGTGTCTGCCAATAAGTGGTGCCTCATACCCATCAGGCTCCCAACTATAAAGTTGGTTTAAAGGCCAACTAAGTATATGCCAAGGCTTATTCGTGGTTTCACAAGATACCTTATCTGCCTCCGAAGGTTCGCTAGTAGCATCTGGATGAGAGTGACATATTCCAATAATCTCACCTCTATCTTCTGCATCTGCGTAACTTACAGGGTCTATAATAAAGTGTTCTTCTGAGTTTTCAGCAGCATTTTTAGCCCTATGATACTGCTCTCTACCTCTAGAAGTTACTATTACAAACCCGCAGGCTTCTCTAGGGTACTCTTCTTTAGTATGAGTTCTAAATTCTTCTAAGGTAGTATCTTCCATTTTCTACCCCATATTCATGCCAGCTCCAGGAAACCCTCCAAAAGGTATCTCTTGAGGTTCTGGAAATCTAAGTTCGCATGCTCTAAAGTTTTTTGCACAGACATCTCCCGCACTATTAGTAGTATTATTATCTATATCAAAATAATTAGTTCCAGAGTAGCCACACTCTACACCTTTGTATTTCCAAGGGCATAAGTTAGCAATAACTGATCTAGCCGGTAATTTAACTCCTTGAACATCATGTGCTGCAGTTAATTCAAACTGTATATGGGTTCTAGTTTCTAACGCCTTTCTGTCAACATACCATATTTCTTCAGCAAAGTCTGCGGTATCATCCGCTAAAGCACTTGCGTACCATATACCTTGAGTCCAAGTACCAGAATTAGATTCACAAGCTGTTTTAGTAGTGTGCCCTGCAACACTACAACTACCACAAGTAGCTTCTGTATATGCAGTCCAAGTACCTACACCTCCATTTTTTGTAGAGTCTAAACAATCGGATTTACTTAAACTAAAAGGTGCTCCTCCCGACTCGCCACTACATACTCCTCCAGAAGGATAACCCCCTAAGTAACAATAAGCATCTAAGTACTTTGCAAAGGTTCTTTTTCGTATAACTTTAGAGCCGATTAAATCATCATACGACTCTATAACTGAAGTTAGCAAAGTAGTTATGTTAGCTACTGTTAAACTAGGTCTAGGTATAGCTCCTTTTCCAGAAAATTCAAAACCTTCTGCTACAATAGGAAAAGCAGAGTATCTATTACCCTGCCAAACTATTTCTTGCAAATTTTCATTTTGTCCAGAGTGCCATCTGAATATTGGCTGAGAAGCGGATGCTGTACCCGTTGACATATCTAGCTCAAATAAGTCTATTATATGCCCAGGCTCTAAGCCGTTTATATCACTTATAATCTTATCTGACATTATGGTTCGAATACCTTAACAAAAGTTGCACTTACAGTCCTATACCCAGAAAATGGTATAGTAGTAGACCATTTTTCACATTTATATTTTTTATTAGGGTATATAGTATAGTTTTCATTATTAGCCATTAAATCTGCACTAAGAGTTAATTGAGTAGTGCTATCTATTGCCGTAATTGTTGCTGTGTTAGACCCTTGGTCAGTAACAGTCTGATTTAAAAGTCTATTAGTAAATATCTGAGATGTATCTATTAGTTTATTTGTTGCCGCACTAGTAGTAGTACTAGATATTTCTGTATCTGGTGGATACCAGTCAAATGCAGTCACTCCGGCGTGGTCTTCCAAAAATTTAATTATCTTATTAGCATCGTTTACGGTTCTACCTTTCCAGGTTAGTTTCCATTCTTCTGGCAGGTTATTAATTCCTGCCGCTACTCTTTGCTCATATCCATCTCCATAAGTAGCTTTGTATACACGAGCCGTTTGACTAGTGGAAACTCCTCTGTCTGGTATAACATTTACATCTGTATTAAAATTAGCCATAACTATTAAAATGCGCTAAGCAATCCTCCTGGTCTTTGTTGTTCTATTAATTCTGATTGTACTGCTTGAGATACCATATGCCCTAACTCCCTGGCTCCATCCCCACTACTATCAGCTACTGAAGATTGGCCATTAGCGTCTACTGCTACATTTACGGTAACATTTCCTCCTACTTTCATTGGAGTAATATTTGCTGGTCCGTGTATAAGCTCTGGACCATTTTCTCCAGCAATACCAAACTTACCAGCACCTAATGTGCCCCCATTTGCAAAGAAACCACCAAATAATTCCTGTATTATAAAAGATACAAAGTTACTACTTCCTGTTGCGTTAGAATTAAAAGGGCTATACCCTTTGGTATTGAGCATGTTTTGTCCTCTACCAAAAATAGTACTGGTGCCGGTTCCACCTTGGAATAAACCTAAAAATGGCGCTGCCATTTCAACCAGTGACATAGGTAGAATTTGACTTAAGACTTCTCCTCCTGCACCATTTGCAATCTTTCCTCCTAAGCCATAATCACCCTTAACACCATAAGTATTATTACCACTACCAAAGAGAGGATGACCGCTATAAATATTGCTGTCTTTATCGTATTTTTCCCATATCTGTTTCAAGTAGTTTGTTCTTTCTGATGCCATTTCGAGTTCTGTTTTAGGGAATAAAGTATCCACCCATTCAGGACTCATGAACTGTCCAGCTATGCCTGCTAAGAATCCTTGATTACCAAATACTTGTTTCTGTACTGTGTTAGCTATCAAACCAGACCCAGCACTAGCAAAACCTTTAGCTAACGTATTTCTGAAAGCTCCCTTTTCAGGCTTTTTATTCATAAATATATCGTTGAAGTAATTACCTATAGCACTTCCAAACGAATCTGCTACTTTAGTCATTGCAGCTCCGAAGGTGGCAGCACGTTCTTTCCATATAGCACTTCTTTCTGCTTCTTGAGCCTTCCATAGCTCTTGCTCTATATACCATTTAGTTTGTAAGTTTTTTTCTTCGGCTTTTATATTCTTTGCTTTAATTTGTTCAACCTTCATAGCAATATCTATTAGTACTTTATGCTTTCTAAAGGTATAGGCCCCTTCTCCGTATTGTTCTTCGTCTAAAAAGCTTCTTTCTTTCATTGCTTTTCTGTGAGAAGTGGCTATACCCATACCATCAGAATCTTTAAGTACTCTAGCCATTTGAGCTGCACTCATATTTCCTGAATAAGAAGTAAACCTGAGAGCTTTTATTTGAGCATTTACTACTTTTATTTGCTCTGCGGCACTTAACTTACTAAAGTTCTTATCAAAATCTTCCATTTCTCTGGCTAGTTTAATAGTCTTATCTATGGACTCAATATATTTTGCAAAAAAGGTTTGTACTGCTTCTCCCTCCATTCTTTCCAATATCTTTATAAAACCGTTTTCTTCTAGTTCTTTTGAAGTATAAGTATCTTTTAAGTCTTTACTCATTGCAAGAAATCTTTCCGTAATGGTTAAGCTTCTGCCTTCTACTTTTGCTTTATGTTGTGCCTGTGCTAAAGCAGTTGCTCCCAGTTCCTTTACCTCTAGCAGTTTTAATCTTAATTTTTCTTTAGTATTTGCTAGCTCTTCTTTATCTAAGTTTCCTACTTCTATTTTACTTCTCATTACAGCTATCTCTAGATCAAGCATTTCTTTTTTGACTGCTGCTTGCTCTTGTATAGCAGTACCCCCAAAGATTTGTAACGCTTTTGATTCTTTTTCTAAACCTAATCTAGCTGTTATGGCTGCTAAAGCTTCTTGGTGCTTTCCTATGAAATCGTCCCCCAGTACTTTTTCTGCAGTTAAACCTGTACCCCACATGTCTGCTGACGCTGTAGTAATTGCAAGGTTCAAAGCTTTAATACTCTGTTGAATTCCACTTACTGTAGTGCCTGTTCTATCCTGTTTTTCACCAGACTGGTATTCCCCCAGTAATTTTTCAAATTTTTCAAGCTCTTTAAAATTTTTAGCTAGCTCTTCAGGAGCTGTCATAAAGCCCCCCTCAATTGCTCCTAAAACCTTTTCGGATGCAGTAAGATCATCTTTTGCAAATATATTTATTAAAGATTGGTGAGCTTTAGCTAAATCATCATAGTCTGTTTTAGATACTAAAGACTCTGCGTATTCCCGGGTATACTTTGCTACTTTAGTATACGTCTGCCCAAGCTCTTTTAAATTATTATCGTGAGATTTTAATGCTTCAGCAGTTAATTCGTTTTGCTTGTCTAACATTGTTAGAAATGTTATTATTTGATTTTGGTTTAAGTCTTGTCTTATATAAGATTCCCAAGTAGCAGGATTTTCCTTTGTACCTCCAGTATAATTAGTATCTACAAGAGCTTGTAGTTCTTGAGGAAGCTTAGTTCCCGATTTTTGAGCCATTTGTACTTGGTATACTAAACTATCGGATAAGTTGTCTTTGAAAGTTTGCATGTTAAGAAGACTTTTAATCTTATCTATTAACTTATCCAACCAGCCCATTTGAGCCATTTCTTCACTAATTTTTAACATAGCTTTATGAGTTGAATTGTATATTTCATCTGCTAAATTAGCAGCAAAACTTGAATTTTTTAAAGCGTGATTAAAACTACCTGCTATGCCTTCAAAATTTATAAATTCAGGTTTTTTGTCTAAAGCTTCTAGAGTCTTATGTAACTCTACTCGCATATTAGCAGCATTTTCCGCCGCAGCTTTAAAAGGTTTATCAAAATCGTGCCACAGGGACATAATGGCTTTAATAGAAGACCAAGCTATAGTAATCATCATAAAAGCTTTAAAAGCAAAATTAATAGCTACTCCAAGAGCTTTAACTCCAACAGTCAAGTACCCTACTCCTCTTTGCATCACAACAAGTGCTTTATGACCCATATTTCCAGTCCATGCCCAGTTTATACCAACCTGTTTTATGCCATCACGAACACTCATATTCATGAGCTCTATCTGCTTAGCTCCAAATTGTGCGGCTTTTTGTTTTACTTGTTGGTATCGTAGTTGCAACCCCTTTAAAGAAATTCCATGTTTTTTCATTTCTATTCTTTGTTTAGTATGCCAATTAGTTTGTACTTTTTCTAAGCTTTTTGTTTGCTGTTCTATAAGTTTCAAAGCGCCAGCGTTTAATCCCTTGTAAATACCCCCCTTGACGGTACCTCCGGGTTCTATACTTTGCTGGGCTCTTTTTAGCGCTGCTTTCTGTAATCTAGTATACTTATCTAAGTCTCCTTTACTTCGGGCTTGCTGCATGCCGGGAGTCATTCTACTTCCTTCCGTCATCTTATTAAATTTTTCTACCTCTAACGCACTGCCCTTTATATCATTTTTTAATTTTTTAATTGACTCTGCAAGTAGTTTATTTTTTGCAGCCATTTTTGCTGGCATATCAGTTAGTTTTTGCCCTAAAGTAGTAATTGCCGGGAATACTTTACCTAAAATATTTTTAAGTACTAAGGCCATTAAAGCAACAAGTAAAGTTTTAGACTCAGTTAAGAATCTAAGTGGGCCCCCGAGCCATTTTACTGTTAATGCACTAACAGTGTTTATGATATCCATTACAGTAGAAGATAGAGCAGCAAAATAGTTAGGGTCTAAACTGTCTGATATACCTCCAAATTTATTTTCTAATTGCCCCATAATAGCGGTGTACCTGGCCGAAGCTTTTTCTGCTTCTGTCAACTCTTGGGTACTTTTTTGCACTGATTCAGCATAATCTTTGTAAACTTTATCAAGTCGAATAATAACACCAATTTCGTCAAGTATTTCAGGCTCAGCTTTTACAATACCACGAGTTAAACGATCCATAGTGTCAGATACAGAACGTCCTAAAGCAGAGGATGAGTCTACTGCAGCTTTTGTCATTGCTACAATTTGTTTGGATGAAATTCCTGAAGTAGTGGCTAAAGCAACACTAGTAGATGCTTCTTTAAAGTCTAACATATGTTTAGAAGCTACCTGTACTGATTTAGCAATTGCTGCCATGTTTTTACCAGTCATAGCAGCGTAGGCTTGCTGACCTTGTATTAGTATGTTATAATCGGCAGCTTTGGATAACGCCATAAATGCTGCACTAAGGGCAAATACCCTTGCTGCGACTTCTGCGTAAGCAGGCACCAAGATACCTTGCATACCTTGAGCTTGTTTTGAAAAGTTTTTAGAGGCGTTAGAAGACTGTTGTGACAGTCCCTTCATATTACGATTTAGCGTTTGGGAATCTTTACCAGTTTTTTTGAGGGAGCCTTTATCATCTACCTCAATGATTACCTTTTTTACGATTTTTTCAGCCATAGTTACTTCTTCTTTTGTGCGTCTTTGTTTTTCTTATTAACTTCTTTTGAGTATTTAGCGTCAATAATTCTAACTAATTTTAATACTTCCCTTTGATTTTCAACTTCAAGTATTTCCATAATGTCCTTAATTCCTGACATTTGTTTACCGAAGTAAGAACCGCTCATACCGTCCCATTGGTCAGTTAAACTATTCCAAACTGAAAAAGCTTGTTCGAATAGCATAGGCCATTCAATACCTTCTTCTTGATCTAAAACAGACCAGTCAACTTCCATACCGTTTTCTTCCATTTGAATCATCATATCGATACGTTTTTGTCTGTCGTAGGACTGACCCGTACCCTCAAAATGTTCTTTTAAACGGCTTGACCAGTAGTCTAACTGGTCGTTGTAAAATTTGCTAAATCGCCTACTGTTTCTGTTAGCCAAGCATCAAAATCATTAGAGTTTTCCATCATAATTAATGCGTTCTCTATAGTGAAAGGTAGCTCTGCTTCCATGTCGGCAATTTTATCTTCGTCTACAGGTATAAGTTGAACTAAGTACTTCATCTTTAACCCAGACCAGCCTTTGACTACGGCTTTTGTGTATTCTTTGAGGAAAACTTCTTCGTTTAATTCTTCTTCTGGCTGCCTAGTTCTACGATTAATTTTAGTAGTAATAGCCTTCTTACGAAGTTTTAGCAATTCCTCTCTTGCTAAATATGTAACTGTGATTTTGAATCCTTCGTAACCTGGGAATTCAACACTAGTTTGTTTGCTAGGAGTAAGTAAGTCAGATAAGCTCTGAAATGCTGCTCCATTCGGGGCTGTTGTTTCTGTCATAATATTTACCTTTAATTAAAAAATTTAAAAAATAGTGAGGTACATGAGATACCTCACTATAAAACTACTTATACTACTGTTAAACCAGTATAAGCAATTGTTGCTTCGTCGTTTCCAGTACCGAAACCGTCTTCTAACGCTGTCCAGTTAATAGTAACACCCATAACATCCGCTGTGTCTAGAGATGGTAACTCTAAATGACATTTTGGCATTGTGAATACTACTTTAGGAGCTGAAGCTCCACCGATACTTAGAGTAATATTAAAAACATTAGTAATAGTATCAGGGTCTGCCGCATTGATATCAGCTAAGATATCGTCGTACATGACCTTTGTGCTTAGAGCAGCAGTATCTAGGTAAGCAGTAAAGTTACCTGAAACAGCTCTTGTACCAGTCTGATGACCGATTGGAACATTAATTCTACCTAAAGATTCTGGTGTCACATAAGAGATACCATTATCAATAGTTACATTACCACCTGTAAGTGCAAAGGTGTATGTTTTAGAACTTCCTGAAATACTAGATACTAGTGAAACAGTACTAAGTCTATTTAGAATAAAGTCCGCTGATGCTGGAGCAAGTGCGTATCCGTCTGAAGCGTCGTCACCTGTACTAGGTGTAGCGCCTGCGTTGACAGAATCAATTGCTTCTGCATATCCCGACCATGTAATTTGTGCGATACCATCAACATCAAAATCCATTGATGCTGAGTTTACACACATATTTTTAAGTCTGTAGTTTGTAGCTGAATCAGAGAAAACAAACCAACCAGTTAATTTTAATAACTGATTTTTATTTGATTCTTCTAAATCAACAGTACATGCTGAAGCAGTGGATGTAACACCACCAGTACCTACGTTGTCCGTCTTGACTCCTGAAACTAATGCATTCCATAGTATTTTTTCAGTCATACCATGAAGGTCAGAAGTTAAATCGTCAATTCTAGGACGCATGTAAGTAGTAAAACTCCAATCTACGGGTTCAATTGATGTATTAAACATCGCTTGACCACGTTTTGGAGATGCACCTGCTTCGTTCAACGTTACGTTTTGCGTACCCGTTGATTGTGAAAATGAGAACCCATCTAAAATAGGAATCTCAAATGTATTCGCATCTGCAGGGTTTCTACCAGCTCCGTCCCATGCGGTAGCTGTAGAAGCCTGATAAGATAGAATAAGCGTTGCATTTCTGCTTAATGAAAGTGCCATAAAGGTCTCCTTCTTTTTCTCTTGCCTTTAGTAATAAACTTGACTATTGTCTGTCATTACATTAGACTACTTGATACCTGATTTCACAGGTTATTTCACCAACCCCGTACGGTGCCAATAAGCCTTCGTCCGTAGCGATTGATAAAATGGTTATTTGCTCAGTAGATTTACCAGTATCATAAGTTAATGTATGGTCTCTTTCTAACTGAGTTTCAATTTCATATAAAACGTTTTCTAATTCGTCTAGGGGCTCTTCCCCATAGACGTAGGCTCTAATATTAATGCCTAAGTGACCCCACTTAAATCCTCCAGGGTGGTACTCTCTTACTTCATTACCAGGGACTACACTAACAAAAGGAAAATCGTTTACTTCATCCCAAAATATAAGTTTGTTAGTAACATTATCAGCTAAGTCTACTGAGTACTTATCAGTAGTACCCCCAATATTACCGCCATTAATCTTTTTTAATTCGGCTATAATCGCATTAGTAATTCCTGAACGTGATTTTGCTGCCATTATACTCTCCTAGTCCTAATTGGTAATTTATGATTTAAAGTTTCTGCGGCTATTTCTCTTATAGACCTGCTAATAAGTTTTCTAGGGTCTCTTCTCAGAGAACCTTGAGCGAAACCTCTTTCAAACGTTTGGTAAGGTGCTTTCATATAAGTATAAAACGCAGTCAGTACACCTTGTCTAGACTGCATAACTTTTTCTACTGTTACAGAAGAAGCAAACCTACCTGTTCTATTTACTAAAGCGCCACCTTCTCCCATGTTGTCTTGCACTTGTTGTTTAATACGTTGGTCTAGTATAGCTTGTATATTCATAGCAGAAGTAAACTTGCCTTTATTAGTTCTAAGAGGCATTACTACTTTTGGCTTAGCTTTAG